GTCGACTGTTGCATGCGTAGGGGGACTTTCCAAGATGTAATCGAACCAGCAAATTGCATAAGGTTCGATGTCGGATAGAGGCCGACACACATAGAGGCATACCTAAACATTGAGACTTCGTTAGCACGAGCAGAGGATCCGGCAGATCCTGTGGCTCCGAACAAAGTGGCAAAACCCGGGACGTAAACTGGTCTCCAGACACTAGCGGCGGTTGGAAGGGCGCCAGGAGTAGTATCGGTGACCCAGTAAGACACACCGGGAGTTGGTGCAATGAGGTAAAAGGTGTCACGATTAGCGGTCGCGGAGATCGAGCTAGTTGTGACGTCTTTACGCACTAAGGTTTTACCTTGGAAAGTGTCAGGGATTCCCTGCCCTGGATCAGTATTAAAGTCCGGAGCAGCAAATGCACACTTAAGGAAATCGCGGCCTGCTTTAGACATTGCCATGCCTTTCGGCTGGCGTCTGCGGCGAGCGACGTTTCCCTTTGCCCTTTTGACGGGCTGGGGGGGTTGGTTGTTGTTGCGACGGGCATTCGTCTTTCTGCGGGTCATTTTTGTTGCGGCTTCGTCTAGAAGATTTTATCGGCGCTGGTGTTGAATGCACTTCAGCAGTGACCACTACGGTTCCGCCCGAAGATTTCTTCGAGGGTTTTAATGGCTTTCTCGACTTCTTCTTTGTTGACTGGCGTGGAATACGCTTGGTGTTGGTAGAAGTGCTTGTGCCGGGCTGTTGCGCCTTGCACGGCTTGTCGGAGGTGTCCACTAAATTTTGTGTGCCAGGCATCACGGGCTGCACACATATCGCGGTAGTTGTCGCTTGAGAGGGGCATTGTAAATCGGATGGTGGAAGATCAGGATGCAAAATTTCACCGGCCACTACGCTGGCGATCTTGGGCTTAAACAAGTGGTTATTATCCCACTTGATATTTCCAATCTCGTCGAGGGTTGTGGCAGTGTCNAATCCCGATTCTATGGCAGAGATTTCATCTGCGCTTAAATCTAACAACTTGCACATCGCTGATAGCAGGCCATCAACATCACTCTGAGGATATGGACCTTGCGACACCCGATAGTCTTCCACACCACTCTTGTAGACAAGGGTAGGATGGGAGACCTTCAGAATTCGCAGCACAGCACGGCAATAAGCTCCGATGATAG